TCTTTAGGCTTTAATCCATTAAGGATTGTTTCAATAGCCTTCATCTGAGTGTTCTGACCAGTCAGGGCATTAAGCACACCAAGATCTGCATTAAGTTTCTTTGTGGCGGCAACTATTGCTGCTTCATCCTTAGAAGCGATAGCTTCTTCCAGAGCAAGCATTGAGCGTTTTACGTTTAGGCGAGCAGTGTCATTGGCAATCTGTAGAGCCTGAGCTGCGCTAGTAGCCTTGCCTAATAATTCTGCTTGGTTAGCTAGAGCTGCGGCGTTCTGGATCTTATCAATATCAAAGACACTTTCACCCTTGCCAAGCAATAGGTTAGCTTTATCAATGGCTGCTCCCAATCGCTTATCTTTAAGGATCTTCGCCTGTGCTGCTGCCTGCTCTTTTGTAAGCTTTGTAACCTTAGTCTGAGTCTTCAGGACAGTGTTATCAACTTGACCAGAAATAGACATTGGAGTGCTAAAGGGCTTGGGCATGATGCCCTTACGGAAAGATTGCTCATCTAGTCTCTTGTTAAGATCACCCATCAACCAGATCGCACCGGCAATTGCTGTGGTTAAAGGTAGAAATGCTGCTGCTGCAACCAAGCCAACAGCGATGAGGACAGGCTTTAACTTATCAAGTTTGTCAATAAGCTGACCAGCATTTTTTAAACTGTCTGCAATACCAGTGGCAAGCTTATCAATGTTATCTGTAGCAGCTGTTGTGCCGCCGCCTGAAAGGGCTGTAATAGCATCATAGAGACCTTTACCAATAGTCTCTTTAGCATTGTTGGCTGCGATGGTGAGCTTGTTTAATTGACCTGCGAATGTTTCTGCTGCCGCTGCCGCTTGCCCTGCGAATAGAGTTGTCAAGCGTTGCTGAATTTCCTCAAATGAAGATGAAGTAAGTTCAGCCTTTGAAAGTCCAACACCTAAGCGACCTAGTGCCTGTGTCTGCCCCAAGAAAGCCTTCTGCAAGCTTTGTGAGACCTGAGTGACACTCTTCCCTGTGCCTGCTGCAATATCTAATGCAAGTCCGAGCAATTCCTGTGACTTGGTAACATCTCCAGTTGCACGAAGCAAACGATCCATAGCTGGACGAAGCTCATCATCGAGCACGCCTGTCTGTAATTCTAAACGAGAAATGTAGCCATTTACTGTGCCGATGTTTGATCCGTATGCAAGATTAAGATTCTTTAATGTCTGACCTAAAGAAGCTGCTGCTTTGTCATCTTCTGCAAAAGCTTTGACTGAAGCACGACCAAAGGCTACGACTGCTGCTGTGCCGAATGTACGAGCAAGGGTTTTGCCTAGGTTCTGAGTGCCTTTGTTTAATTGATTGACAGCAGTATCGGCTTTTTTGAAAGCTGGCTTTCCGGTAAATTGCGCGGCAATATCAATGACTACATTGGTCATGCTGACTCCCTTACGCTACTGACTGTTGCTCGCTTGTTTAACTTATCCCTAGCAGTATCAATAGCTTTAAAAATTGCTACAACCTGCTTGCCTTGATCTTGTTCCCATGCACGATAAAGAACGCGACCGCGCATATCCTGCCCAGATTTACGAGATCCGTATAGTGGACCTTGCTGGACGAATACTGCGCCGCGCTTATCATCAGGTGTTCTTTTAGTTTTCTTATCGCCTGCATCATTTAAACGACCAGCAGTCTCGTAAATCGAACCAGCCGCTGACATGTTCTTAACTCTGAACAGAGATCTAAAACCCTTTGAGTTAGGCTTACCATAGCCTGTGCGATACACGATGCCACGCTTAATAAGAGTTGCATCATAACGAGGAAATGGACGCGCTCTGCCAGCTGAGTTAAAAGGCTTAGGTTCGCGTGTAGCGACCTTATCCCAGTTAAACAATCCAGCAGGTGCAGAAGCAGGTACAAATCCTCTAGCAGATCTTTGAATTACTTTAAGAGATCCGGTGATTTCTTTGGTTAATTCTTTAGCAAGATCTGGAGCAAACTTGTTAAGAGCCTTGCGAAGTTCGATGACGCCCTTTACTTCTGTTGGCATCTTTCATCTCCTTCGCTTCATCCTTTAGACCTTGTACTAGAGCATCTAGCATGGTCTTATCTAATTCCAGTAAGTGCTGTGGCGCGATCCCTAACCTAATGCTTAGCCTAGCAATTAGGTAGGTGAACGGAAGATCGCGCTTTAAGCTAAAGGGTCTGAGTCAAGCACCTCAACACTTTTAAGTGTTTCGATAAACTCAATCCCGAAAGGTTTTACAGTTTCACCTGACCTGCGAGTAACTACCCACGATAAAAAATAGACATCTTGCTGACGCTCTAAATCTCTGAACGCCTTATGGAAGCCCATCTTCGCGTACTGTTCAAATTCATATTCCACTGCTGGACTGATTTCGCCTTCTAGCACGCTTCCATCTGTACGAGTTATCTTTAGTTTTGCCATGAGTTGCCCCTTTGTTAGTTAGTTAGATTATTACCAAGTACCTGTAGTTGCTAGAGCAGTCTTGCTGTTGCATGTAAAGGTGATGTCAATCATGGCTTCATCAGCGACTGCGCCGTTGATGTCGGTTAGATTGTCAACAAAAATCGTACCTGTGTACAATTTGTTGGTTGCTGATACAGCAGCTGTTGAATCCTGAATTGCTGAGAAAGCAACTGTTGATCCGAAAGCATCCTGTAGAGTAGCAAGCACTGATGCTGTTGCTGTGTCATTCAGGAAGCTCACAGTAATGGTATCTGCTGAGAGACCAGCCACAAATTTGTGAGCTGTATCACCCATGGCACTGACCTCGATAGCATCAACGATGCGGTTCAATGTAAAAGCAGTTACGTGATCTGAAAGATTGACTGTGGCAATCTTAAAACCGACCTTGTTATTTAGAAAAATTGCCATGATTATTCATCTTCTTTCTTTGTAGTTACTGGTTTTGCTGCTGGTACTGCTGGAGTCTGACCAATCTTCTTCAAGAAGGCTAGATCCTCTGGTGTTAGCTCTGACATATTAGCTCCAACTTGTTAGGATTGATACGGAAATCTCGCAGCTGAGTAGGTCTCCCGAAGCAGCATTGAGAACGCTAGGTGCGCTGACTGCGCCTATATTGTACGTTAGATTAGACGCGGCAAGCTTGTTAAACACTCTGACTACAAACTCTTCAATGCCATTCAAATTGCCCTCGTTGTCGAATAATGGCGCAACGATCATGATCTTGAAGGATGCTAAAGGGCTGATTGTGTTACGAGCATTGTTGCTCGGAGTGATATAGGGATCATCCGGAGAAATAATTATGCTGTTAGCCAATACCACCGGCGGCGGAAAAGCAAAAACTTGGTATAAGGAATTATCAACTAAAGCAGTAGCTAAAGTTGTACGAAGTGTTGTAATGGCTGCTGTCATTGTCAGCCGATCATGCTCGAAGGGCTCAACGCGTGAGCTACCAAACCACGCACCTTAGCAAGGAGTTGCGCGGACATCCTGTAAGGGCTGGGCTGGAAATCAACAGTATTAGAACCGTTTAGAGTAGAGGTTCTAGCCTGCCAAATTTCAACAGCTATCATCAAACTCGCATTTTGGATTGCTTCATCTAGAGACCAATTAACATCATCCTGTGCAGCAACCTTACCGAAAGGGCGCACTAAGTGATAAGGGCGTTGTCTGCCGCCATCTTCATGTGTGTAGGTGATTGATGTTTCGCCTACAACTGTAATGGTATAAGTGCCATCAAATAAATCATCATTCTCAGAAACTATAACTGTTTGACCAATATAGAACTGACCTTTTTCTAAATTCTCAAAGTAAAGCGTGCGCTGATCGTCATCTGCTGAATGTGCGATGTTGTAACTATCGTTATTCCAAAGCATAGGAAGCAGGACTTTATCCGAAGCATCACAAACTGATTGCAAAACGGCGTCACTGTATAGGGTGCCAACACCCAACGTGGTACGTAATTCACTTACGGTCGTTAGAGACATTCCGTTTCCTTTCTAAAGACTCTAGGGAGCCAGAGGGCTACTGACCCCCTAGAGCGACTTAGTAACCTACTATGCCAAATTGTACTTGCGTACACCCTTGCCAGACTTTGCAAGATAAATTGCCAAGTATCCATATAGGTTGATTTCAATTTCGCCTGAAGTCAAAACATTGACTCGAAGCTGTGTAGTTGGTGACTCCCATGTGTAAACAGAAGCTGGTGCAACTAAGAACGCTGAGTTATCGATTACACCTGATGTTGCAATGTTGTGATCAACAATGAGATCAGTACCAAGAACTCCACCGACAACAGATGTCGCTACTGCGTTACCTGCTGCGTTGTATGTTGCGCCTTGTGCTGAGTACAGCGGACGTCCTGTTGTATCTGCGTAGCCGGTGATCGCAGCCCACTGGTCTGTTGATGCGACTAGCTTGTTAGCAAAATCTCCACCAGTACCCTTGTATGCTGCTGCGCCTTCTACAGAAATAAATGACTGCAATCCAGCTGCTGTTGCTGCTGTTCCTGTTGCTGTCGTTCCTGCTGATGCAAATGCTGAAAGAAGTGCTGTATCTGTTGCCTTCTCGTATGCCTTGCGAAGTTCAGTCATCATTAGTTCCATAAAGGCTGGAGACGAACGGTCAACGAGCTCAAAAGATACTCTCTGAAGTCCACTGAACTTTTCGATACTAATCGTGTCATAGGCTGAGGTCATCCCAGTTTCTGATGGTGCTGCGCCTTCGTTAGTGTCTGCAACTGTTGGTGCAACATCTGGAGTGCTTGCATTTGTATAAAGGCGTGGCACTGTGAATGACATTCCATCGATACCTGCAAGTGAGCCGCGTGTTGCTGCTTCAAATGCTGGACGTCCTGTGAATGTATCTGTAATGAAAGTATTTAGGTGTGACGGCAATGTCAAACCAGTGTTTGTTGAGGTCGAATCATCGGCGGCACGAACTGTGCGGCGTGCTTCGTCATCGCCTAGTGCAGCCTTCATGCTTGCCTCTAGGTATTGTGATGATGTGATTGGTGCTACGCGCTCGCGCACGAATGTAGTTGCTGTTACCACAGGGCGTGCAGCTTCAACCGCTGCTGCCTCTACTGGTGCTGCAACTGTCTCTGGAGTATTCTCCACAGCTGTCTCGCTTTCTGTTGGTTGGATTTCTTCTACAGCTTCTGGAGTTTCCTCAGCTGCTACATTAACGACCTGAGCTGATTTGAATGCAGGCTCGGTCACTAATGAAACTTCGAATAAAGAAGCTAGGCTGACGTGCATTACGCCTTGCTTCATCTTTGATT